ACGCTGCATATCCTCCAGGTACCACTTGTTGATGCGGCCCAGGATCTTGAGCACCCGAGCCTGGCTTGCATGGAGCCTGGCATGGATCGCAGAGAACACCGCGGCGCCCTGTTCGATCAAAGCCTGCGTCGTCCCAACAGGTGCATTGGCCTGGACGTCAGCGATCTTCTCCTCGCTTGTGGTCACCACCCCCTTAGCGGCGTCCGTCAGCCACGACAGCAGGCTAAACAGGACGGGGGAGGGCGGGTTGAACGGCATCGGCATCGCAAGCTTCTTGATGTCGTCAATGCCTGGCGCCGCCTCAATCTCAGCGACCTGCGTTACCTCAACCTGCACCGACTGCCCAGACAGCTTGGCGCCCTTAAGCTTCAGGAGGGTCGCTGCGTTGTTGATGTGGGCCGAGTCTAAAAGAGCTCGTAGAGAACCGGTAAGAGCAGCAGACAGACCGCCAATAAGATGAGGAAGGCCGATAGCGTAAGCACCGCGCCAAGGAATGAACTTAAACTCAACGATCCAATCAAGCTTGGCCATCGTCTCATCGCCTTCCTCCCAGTTCCTATACAACCCGATCGCCTCAGAGTTGTAGTCGTCGATCATCAGGATATAAGGCGCAGACTCACCCTTCGTGTACTCATCGCCCTTGATCTCGAGCCAGGTATATATGTGGTATATACGGCGCAACCCGTCTTCGTTCTCGCTGTGGTTGCGACCCTCAATCTTGTCGGTAGCCTTCTGCGACTTAGTCTGCTCAAGATCAAGCGCGGACGACATCCAGCTAATGTCTTTGTAAAGCCCAGACGCAACACGGCGGTCGAACTCGTACTGGGTAATGTCGTGGACCTCAGTCACCCGCTGCGCCGTATAGAAGTTGGCCGCGGCAAAAGGTAGCAGGACGTTGTCGATCGGCAGGAACTCAGCGCAAGGCCGGCGCTTCTTCTCGTCGTACCAGAGCTTCATGTACTGCGAGCCACCTAGCGGTAGCTGCGTCATCATCTGCTCCTGCTCGTCCCGGAACTCCTCGATCTGCTGCGTGAGCTGCCAGTTCATGAAGTCCCGTTTGCGCTCGGCCGCGGCTAACTTGTTCTCGTCAACGTCACCCAGGATGTTCGTCCGCACAGGGCCATCGGGCGGGAATAGCTCCTTGATGGCTCGAGAGGCGAAGTCGATACAGGCCTCAGCCATCACCGGGTGGACGACCTTGCTGGCGCCGCTGAAATTGGCCCCGCCTGGCGCATCATTACCTAGACCGGTGCGGCGGATGCCCTCCTCGTACTGCTCATCTCGCTTCTCTCGAGCCCGCCGATCCTTCTCAACCAGCTCGATATAACGCAGCGCCATCCCGCCGAAATCCTCGTCCATCTCGAGGTCAAGGTCGTCAGCCAGGTTGCGGTAGAAGTCCTCATTCTCTCGAGGCCCTTCTGACTTGGTCGTGACCATCGCCCCGCCGTCGGGCAACTCCTCGATGTCCGTATCATCAAACAGTGAGCCAATGTCTTCTGCCGGCGCCGTATCTGGCTGGCCCTCTACGAAGCGATCGGCCTCGGCGTCAACTGGGAACTGGGTTGGCATTTGTTTGCCCCTTTGCTACGATATATGTCGGTTAAAAAAAGAGGAATCGAAAGTGGACAAGTACGATGAAGCGATAGAGTTTCTGAAGGGCGTGGATCCCGGCAGTTACTTCGATGAGTGCGCCGAACTTATGGAAGAGCTACTCGCCCAGGTTCATAAGAAGAAGCGCCCAAAGCCGCAGCAGTGGACGCCTGAAGAGATTGCCTGGGCGAAGCAGATGGAAGGCAGCATCCGGCACTACCTGAGGTCACGAGGGCGGCTCTAGTCACCGCTTCTCTCCGGCCATTGACGTGGCGCTGTAACCAAGAGCGGCGATCGCGGCAGCCGGGGTCATGCCCTCGCGGATCAGCTTAACCGCCTTGGGCCAGTCAGCCTCACTGAAGAACCTGCGCGATTCCTGAATGTCGCCTCGAGCCCCGCCGAGCTTGGCGTCCCTTAGCGCCTTCTCGCGGATCTGATTGCGAACCGCCTCAGACTCGCTCAAGTTCTGGGCCACCGACTGTGGTAATTCGGAGAAGTGCGTCAATAGGTCGCTAGTGGCCTCGCCGCTGTATGGTGCCGTTGACAGGTTGCCTTCTGGTCCGCGCTTCCCGATGCCTGGCAGGTACCCGGTCGTGGTCTTTGCCTTCTCCGCCGTGCCTGGGTAAACCTTCGCCACTTCTTTCTTGAGCTTGTTCAGGAACTTGTTCGCGTCCTTCGATTCCATCATCGGGTTGTATGGAAAAACCACAATTCCGCGGTTGGTTGCTGACGCCGTGAATTGAACGTCCTCCCCCTTCGGCGTTATCTTTCTGATGATCTGGTCAATCGCGGTCAAGTCCTGCACGGTCGGCTCAATAGACGCAGTCGGGTCTGCCAGCTTATTGGGGTTTAGGCTGCGAGCATCGAAGACCATCGAGTTCTTGCCCTTCACGCCTTTCATGGTGTTGGGCAGATTAAAGGCGCCGGCCTCTTGAGCGTCTTGGAATGCGCGGAAGTGCTCGAGCGCCTCCATCGTCTTGCGAGACTGCGGGTCCATGAAGCCGCCTCCGCCGCCAGTGGGGAAGTCCATCAGCGGGCGGGCCATCGTCATTGGATTGTTCTCGACCTCGCCCAGGCTGTTCCGGTACATCCCGCTCATCGTCTCTCGCGATGGGAGCTGGCGGTAGCCCTGTGAGCCGTACAGGATGTCGCGGTTGCCTGCGCCGACTTCAGGGTAGTCGTACATCTCAGCCTCTGGTGCCGGCAAATCCCAGCGACCTTGGCGGCCGTATTCAAGCTTCTCCGCGGGCGTCATAGACAGAACCTGGGGAACGTGCCCGAGCCCGGCACCAGGAACCGCCTCGTGCGTGGCCGTCGCAGTGTGCTTGTACATATAGTCGCGGGCGGTGTTGTTCGCGTCCCGCAGCGCCAGCAACTTTCCTGCAAGCCCATCAGTATCGCTGTCGCCAGAGTACCGGCCCTTCTTACCACGATAGTAGAAGTCCTGACCCTTGCCGTAAACCCAGGGCACTTCCTGAATGTGAGGGCCGAACCAGTCAGTGCGACCGCCAATCCCCAACTGGTTGGCTCGGTTCACCTGCAGAGCTGTCTCGGCGTCCATTACCGGATGCATAGTGTCACGCACTCCCTCATGCCACGGGTTTCCTGCTGTATCGGTGTACTGCATCCCCTGGGCGCGGCGGAAGTCGTTAACGCCAAATAGCCCCGTATTGGGCAGCCGCGGATCGTTCTTGTTGGCATACTCTTTGATCTTGAAACCCATGCGAGCCGGGCGATCCTGCGCCACAGCCTCATCCAACGTCCGCATTCCTGCGCCGCGGTAAGCCATCTGTGGAACGCCAGCGACCCGGCTGTTCAGGTGCTTGAGCGCAAATCCAAGTTCAGACTCTGGGCTCACGCCGGCCGAGTACACGCCGTGCTGCTCGAGGACGCGGGGAAGCTGATAGGGCTCGACCGTCTCAGCGATGCCAGACTTGGCTCGGTCGTACCAGGTTCCCAGGCGATCGGGATCGGCCAACCGCACCGCCTCAACGGAATCGGCGAAGTCCTTGTCGATCCCTTTCCGCATTGCCGTAATGCCTTGCTTGCTTGTCACGGTGCGCGGGAACCCAATGAAGCCAGAGCCAGATGGGCGGATGTGCTCCCCGGCCATCGCGGCATCGAGCACCGCCTGGTCGCCGAGATCTGCAGCCATCGTCCGGTAGTAGTCCGGCTCAACCTTCTCGCGCTTGCCTCCACCCTTCTTGCTGGTCTGCGCCTCCGGGCTCTTGCCGGCGCTTTCTTTGGCCATCTTCTCGACCTTCTTCGTCCGCGCCGCCTCCTGCTCCTGCTTCTGCCCGAACTTGGATAGGACGCTCTGCTCAACGTCCGATCGCGGCACAACAGACAGCGGGCTAGCTCCAGTCACATCAGCCAGTCTGCCCGCCATTCTTTCTGCCGCTGGGCTCCGCGCTAGTTCAACTGCAGCCCTACCGACAGCCGGGGCAGCCCTAAGCGTACCTGCAGCGCCTGGCAGCATCCCTAACGCAGACGCTCCGTAATTTCGGAGAGCGCTTCCGTACCGGCCAGCCTCGAGATCATAGGCCGCCTGGTTGACATCACGAACGCCTTCCTCGATGCCCTTAGCGGAGCCCAGGAACGGCACGAAGTCGATAGCACCAATGCCGCCGGGGATACCGCTCTCGGCTCCACCAAAGGCCGTCATGGAGAGCCTGCGGGCCCGCTCCCGACTGGTGATCTTGGCCAGCTGCTCCTCGAGGAAAGCCTGCGCCTTCTCGGCCTGGGTTAGCTCTCGGCTGCGGGCTTCAGGTTCAACACCACGAAGCAGGCGCTCCATCGTCGGATACGTTACTGGCATATGTCACCTATGCGGCGTAGGGGTTGACGCGCTTCCTGCTGGCGCCGGAGTCCGCGTAGTCATCATCGTCGTAGTCATCGCGAGGAGGTGGGTCAATCTCAATCCAGCCCGAGTCTCTAAGGAACCTCAGGCCCTGGCTGGTGCAATCAACGAAGTCGTCGTGGGTCGTCTCAGGGAATGCGCAGAGCTGGCTGACCATACCCTCGGCCCAGTCTCGAACGTAGCCAGGCCTGGTGCTGCTCTCAGGTATCCAGACCCTACCGCGGGCGATGACGTTGGAGACAATGTTTAGCCGCTGCATTTTGTCTGCTTTGCCCGGATTGTACGAACGAACCGGGAGATGAGCCCTCTGCAGGTCCTGGATAAGGCTGATACCGGCTGACTTATCCTCAACCAGAATGAGGTCAACGCGCTTGCGATCCTTTCCCTCGCCATACACATTGTCGTATTCCTCAATTACCTTAGGCCGTAAATCGGGGTATTGTAAT